GGGGTTTTTCTTTGTCTGACGGAAAGTCAGTCCACCAAAGGACTGCCACCACGATTGCTGCGACTACGCAGACTGCTATCGCTGGGGCTGCTGAGATGATGGCCATCGTTAACGCATAGACGACAGCCAGCAACCCGAGTCCCAGTAGCAGGACTCGGATCAGCATTAGTCGTTCTTCGGTTTACGGAGACCTTCGAACAGCGATTTCGGCTTGGCCGCAGCATCCGCAGCTGGAGTTTCAACCACGGGATCAGCTTTCGCTTCCAGCTCGTCGTTGTCTACGACGGTGGCCTGACCTTCGATGGCCTGTGCATCAGCGTTGGCATCAGCCGCTACTTCAGCAGCACTGCCAGTTTCCGGTTCATCGACCACTTCAGGTTTTGGATCAACCTTCGGCTCGACTTTCGGATCAGCCTTCACTTCAGGCTTGGCCTGCACGGTCGGCTTGTTGGTGAGAACCGTTGGCTTCACTGGTTCAGCTTTTGCAGTTGCAGTCACTGCTTTGGCCGGGGAGATGTCGATGATGGCGGTGGCACCGTCAGCACCACGAGTGGCTTTCAGATCGACACTGATGGACATGCCGTCCTTGATGTTGACCAACTCGTTGACGTAGTTGATCAACGCCGTCTCGATGTCGGATTGAGTCAGGATGAGTTGCATTGCTATACCTCTGCGTAAAGACGCATCAAATTTTGGAATACTGGAGTTCGAACCCCAGCATGGATGGCACCAATAGCATCCGCCATGTGCTCGGCTTTGCCTTTGATCACCACAAGCTGGCCCTTCTCTTTCTGCATTGGCCAGTTCGCTTCTGGGTACAAGTCCATTGCTGCCTTGATCATTTGATCCTTGGTAGCGTTCTTGTTGCCTGTGAGGGCCACCTTGACCTCAGTAGCGGTTACCTCGATGATCTGGATCCCCTCGGAGCGTAATGCTCCCAGAACACCCATGGAGACGCCGTAAGCTTTCATGCCATTGGCAGATTGGGAACCAACAGGACACTCACAGAAGATGACCTTGTTCCTTCTACCGACCATGAATACTTTCTGAGAGATATCCTCACAGCGTTGCAGATCGTCACTGTTGGTTCGGATCTGCTTCACCTTGGACTTCTCAGTCTGAACGATGTCCAGTCTCATTTCATCGAGATAGCCCGCACTGAGGTCGAGCTGACCCTCAGCAATGCCCCAGTTGGCATAGGCCGGATCGAATCCGGCTACGGGGATGATCACGCCTTACTTGCCGAACAGCGATTTCTTGGCAGGAGCTGCCGAAGCTTCACCGGCCTTCGGCGGGGTTTTGCTGGAATTGCCAGCCTGACCGTCTTTGATTTCACGACGATCACGGGTCTTGCCCTTGTTGGTTTCCAACCACTTGTCCCAGAACTGAGCTTCTTCAGCACCGTTCTTCAGTTCGACGATGGTCTTCTTCGACTCGGTATGGAACACCTTGTCGATGGCGTTACGCTCAACAGTCTCAGCTGTTGCAACGTACTCGTCGCCTTTCTTCTCGTTCTTGTTGTGCAGCTCTTTGAGCACACCCAGCGAGATGGTTTTGCCGACCACTTCCATGGCCACTTGCACGCCCTTCGGCAGCTCTTTACGAGCGTCGTAGTCGTAGATGTTCAGGACTTTCTCTTCGAAAACCTGATCGGCCAGAGGCAGGCCGGTAGTAGCCAGGCAGAAGTCGTCGGCGATAGTGAAGCCCGGCAGTGGGACTTTTTTGGAGGTGTCGTTTTTGTTCAGGAAGAAGTTTTCACCCTTCTTGTTGGTGATGTAGACCGTCTCGCGGTATTCCTTGCCACCTTCGAGGGTGACGACGGCGGTAATGCTGTGAGCACCGCCAGTGGATTTGCCAGCGTAGAACGCTTTGACAACGCCGGTCACGATGTCGGATTCAATGGCACCGAAACCGCCAATGCGGTCTTGGGATTCTTCGAGGCCATCAGTTTTCAGGTTTGCAAACAAGCTCATGATTTTTTCTCTTTCAAATTAATGGGTTACAAACTATCCGCCAGTGACACCACAGGCGGAATTTTCTTCAGCCGTAGTATTCTTTGAGGCGTTTGAAGACCAGATCCATATCGTTGTCGATGTAGAGTTCGTTACGGTTCCAGAGACCCATAGCCGAACGCATCTTCCCACCGGCAGTTTCCTTGGTGATCCGAGTACAGAACACGTATTTCACACCGTCTTCTTTCTCGGCATCAGTGATGGTCAGCAAGTCGTTCTCCAAGCCTTCCAGCTTTTTAACGGGCACTTGCATGGTGGACAGGATGGTCGTGAAGTCAGCTTCGACCCCCACCTTACCGACTGCACCCTTAACGGGTACTCGGCTTTCCATCGTCATCGCCTGCTCATTCAGAGAAACCTCTTCGTGAGCCATGATGGCGTAGTCCTTCGTGCCGGACTTGATGGCGTGGATGAAGTTCCGGTAGAAGTTACCGTACTCACCCCAAGCAGCTTGACCCTGCTTGGTTCCCATCAACGGCACGACATACTGACGCTCGAACATCTGCATCAGAAATGTCAGGGTATCGAGCACCGCACCCTTTGCATCAGGGTTGCTCTCGATCTCGGCGATGTAGTCGAGGATGTCCGGTGCATTGGACACTTCGACGTTCGCCATGAACTTGTCACGAAACGGTACTTCTTTCAGGTCCGTGTTCAGGTAAACCAGATTGGACTGATCCAGATTCCGTAGGGAACTGGTCTTGCCGGTGTTGGGCTTACCCATGATAAGAACGATGTTCTTATTCTGGGACATTGTTTACTCCTTCTGTGCGGGAGACATGACAGTCCTCAACCGAAACAAGGACTGCCATTGGCTCAGGGTTTACGAACGGGCGAAACGCTTGGCGACGGTCACCATGATGGTGTTGTCGATCTCGTCTTCATCCAGTGGGTTGTTCAGCTTCTTGTTGAAGACATGAACCTGTTTGTTGACATCGAACAACGTCATGCCGTTATCCACCAGAGCCAAGGCGAACTTGATCATCTGGTTGTTACGGTTGCCGCTGGCGATCCGGGTAGCGAACCAGCGTTCCAGATTATCCAATGACTGGACAGCTTGGAAGCCCTGCTTGAACTGTTCGTTCTTGCTGGTTCGTGGGATGAACTGGAGCACATCGAGCAAGGCACCACCACTCTCTGAAGAGTTGTAGTCGAACTGCCCATGGGCATAGCTCTCCCATTTCTTTTCAGCTTGGTTCGCTGACTCGTCCGTTTCGAACGGAAGCCACGCCATCACGTTGTCCATGAATTCCTTGTAGTCTTCACGGTCGAGGTGCAGCGTGTAGTTCATCGGGATGACCAGTCGGAAACGATCTGAACCAACGATGTCATTGCCCCGCTCGTCCACGCCTTCCACCAGACGATGTCGCTTGGTGGTGTAGGTCATGAACTTGTAGTCAGCCATCAGCTCATGGGCAGTGGCCAATGAACAGCCACCATCCACGTCAATGACGATCATGTTGAACCCAGCGATTGTGTTCTCGCTGGAACGATGACCGGACTTGAAGTGGTGATTCGCCCAGTGCATTCCGTCCGCTTGGGTCAGCACATGCAACTGGTCAAAGGGAACCTTCTCGCAGTTGTAGCCATAGGCCCAGTGATCACCGTAGGCCACGATCATCTCATCGAGATCGGTCTCGGCCAGTTTCTCACCACGGAAGAACTCGATGCCATCGACGAACGACTTCTTGATGATGATGTGTTTCTTGTAGCCCCATGCTGTTGCCAGCGTCATCATGTCGTTGCGAGGTCCAATGGACTTCGGATAGAACGGAAGTGATTCGACCAGATCAGCATGAGTCAGGTCTTCGCCATGGTCGGCGACGTACTTGGCCAGCTTCACGTAAGCCTTCTCAC